ATCTCTTCTTCCAATAAACCGTCAAGGCCGTTTAATCGAACAAGAATACATTTCTTTTCACAAACTGATCGTTCTGCGATCCAACGTCTACGAAGACTACGAATCCTCCATCGAAGATTTCATTATCTCCCAGTATGGACCGATCTAGCAAACTTAACGTTGCTTTTGCAGAAGCTGAAGACCACAAGTACTTTGTCTCTCTTCATCGTGAGGCACTCAAAGTTGACTTTGCTTTGACAGCCGATGATCATCGTTCTCTTGAACACTTTTATCATCCGCTTATCATCAAAGCTGGTACCAACCGCCCCACCGACCACCCAATCGCCGCTGCCCACCAACGCATCGCCCAGACGCTCGCATACAGTTTTGCGAAGAATCACCCGAACATCATTGAAATTGGACCCAATGCATCCAATTTTCATAAACTTGCTCTCGGCAATCCCTTAGCACATGGTTGCACTAAATTTTCTGCTAGGGATCAATCAAGGCACTTCACCTCAGCCTCCTCTGCCTTACTCAGAGGCTTACGCCCGAGCCGCGTGCAAGCGAATAGCATTAAAACCACTGGCTTAGACTCCAAACTTTATCTTGAACGCGTCAACGCTCTCGCTAGTGGCATTCCCTCACATACATTTTGTACCGAAGGTTTTGAATTCTGCGGATTCCAATCCACAGTAGCAATTTCCGTCCACTCATTGTATGATCTCACACTTGGCCAAGTTGCCTTGGGAATGGAAGAGCATGGCATCCACCAGATCAAAGCATGGATGCACATTCCTGTCCAAGCTCTAGAAGCTGAGAGTTGGACCGATTACGATAATATGTACCGTTTTAAGACCTCCGGAAAAGGCAAAGAAGCAACTCTCCATTTCAATTTCATCGGAGATACCTCTTTCGGATACGAACATAACCGAACCGATTGGTTATCTTACCTCACCATCGGCGCTTTGGATACTCCTTTTGGTTTCGGTTTAGCCATCGAGAAAGTTCGTCATAACGGTAGCCAGTTTGAACTCAATATCACGAGGGTCACAGCTGGCGGGTCTTTCTTCTATCAAGTCCCAAATGACCTTATTAACTTATGTAAGGTCCCGAACTTTACCAAACTTGCCCTGAATTCTTTCTGTAAGAGGCAAGAGATAGAATACATCATCACCGACGCATCTAAAGTCCGCAAACTTTTTGAATTCATTCACGCCCGTAAAGCCGCTGGCTTTAATATTGACACCGTCAAAGCTTATGCTCGCACACTCATCAATGAAGTGCGTCTTGGCGAGAAGGTAGTTGAAATGCATTGGAATGTGACTACAGAGGAATTTACACAACTCTGCCTTTCCGTCTATTTGCTTGCTTCCTTCCAACGCCAACAAGATCTCCACGTAATTAGCAAAGCTTATGAACACATGGAAAAGAACGGTGAAGTTCCAAGTTGGTTTAAGAAAATTTGGACTGCTTTCACTGGCTTTCTTAGCGAACACGGACTTGTCTTTAAACATCAACATGAACAAGATCCGAAACTCAGCGGTCGCTGCCAAAATTTATTTATGCGCGCACACGTTGATTTCTTTCGAGACTATGATTGCCACAGTGAAACAAAGATCTTCGACTTCCATAAGGAGGTCAATTTCTTATTTACTCCGCCGGACTTCATCCCCACAGTCGAAGAACTCGCGTCAATGAACGAAAATGCTGCCAAAGATCTAGCCTTAGAACAACTCATCACTACCAATCCCAAAGAACATCTCGATTGGGGTCTGGATCTTGGACTTCACGCAGTACTCCCCGAAAGTGTAGCCAATGATTATATCGCTGAAGACCAACACGCTACGCTTATCCTAGAAATGGAGAATGGCGCCACCAAAGCAAAAGAGGAAGATAAGAAAGGACTTGCAGTCTCTATCTCCTCCGCGATACCATACTTAAAGAAGAACACTCCCCGCAAGCTCCACACCGAGAATATGATCCTCTTGAAAGGTGTACCCGGAGCTGGAAAGACTCGGAAGATCATGGACAATGTCATACAGTCTGTGAAAGGAACTGTCCTTGTTCTTTGCGGACAGAGTGCTCTCCAGAAAACGTACGAAGCCAAACTTAAAGCCCCTTCTCGCGCCATGACTTGCCATAAAGGTATGGGACTTGTCGACAAAATCAAACCATCACTCGTCATTATTGAAGAAGCATTCACTTTTCCTATCGCATATGCGAATGCTCTTGCCGCCAAGTATAAAGTACTCCTCGTTGGTGATCCCCAACAAATCACTCACGTAGATTTCTCCGGTCTCTGGGCTGCCACTACCCGCCTAGAAAAAATCATCCAGTACATTCCGACCGAGGAAATGCTAATCACACGACGCTGCCCCGTTGATATCACTATGCTTCCAATCATACGTCGTGCTTATCCCACCATCACCTCATCCTCACTCAAGAAAATTTCACTGAAGCATGTCCACCCTGGTTTTAAGCATGCCAACGCCAAAATCCTTACTATCTGCCAAGCTGAGAAGAGCCGCATCAATAGTCAAGGTGGCGAGGGCAATGCTAATACCGTTGCTTAAGTGCAAGGCCAAACTTTCGAGAATGTCATCCTACATTATGCAGGCCACAAAGCCGAACGCGAACTTCTCGAACGCGCACCGAATTATTTAGTTGTCGGACTCACTCGTCACACCAATCAACTTTTCATCCGTGATGAGACGGCCGGCAGCGGAAATGATGTCACACGTTTTATCAATGATTCTAGTCCTGTTTCTTTCTATGCAGATAAAACTAACATTGATTTGAACGCTCTCGATGCGCTTCCTAATATCAAACCAATTACCGCAGATAATATGGAAGAGGCCCTCATTGATTACGCCGCGAATAACACTGATGAAGGTGCTTGCGCTGAAATACTTCATAAATACTTTCCCGCGCCTTTATTAACTGAACAGCAAGCCACAATGTCCACACAACTTGATCATGGTGAAGACTTGAAAGGGAAAATGAGACCCGATCTTGTCTGTACTGACGAACTCCATCAATCCACTCCTCATTATAATTACAAATTTATTGCCGGTCAAAGAGTTAAGGTTACTCGCTCTACCGACCAGAGGATGTTAGTTAAAACCATGCTCAAGCGTCTCACCGCACATACGAAAAATCTCCCCGAAGTTTCCGCTGAGCGCCTATCGAAACGTCTCTTTAAGAATCTTGCTGAAGAGTTCGATTGGTCCGTCACGACTGCCGATCTCCATACTTGTCTTGTACAAGCAATGGATAAATTCGAAGAACGTGGCCACGACCTTTCTGAACTCAAAGACGTTGCATCTTGGACCGAACGCTCTACTTGTCTCGTGAAAGCCTTTCTCAAAGCCCAGCAGAAACCTTGTAATGGCTCTGACCCGAACACCAAAGATAAGGCTGGTCAAGGTATTTCTGCGTGGGACAAGACTCTCAATTTCCAAATTTGCACCTGGACCCGTCTCCTCGAACTCGTACTTGTTAAACAGTCTAAAGGAAAAGTTATTATTACCTCTGGCATGACAGACCTTGAAGTTATCTCCCTTTTAGAACAAGATGGACTCCCCAATGATCGTTACCTCGAAAATGATTGGACTGAATTTGACGCCGCTCAAAACAACGTCGGCCGCAAGATCTTTTTGTTAGCACTTGAAAAGATTGGCTGCCCGAAGAATCTCCGTACTTTAGTAGCCGATCAACTTTCTTCTCGGACCATTGCTAGCGAAGCACTCTCTCTCGTTGTAAATGATAAGAAAGATTCAGGTGCCCCTCACACTCTCGTCGATAATTGTTTATTTAATACATCCGTTTGCCTCGATGTCATGAAGAACTACCGGAAATTGTATATCAAAGGTGATGACTCGCTCGCTCGTGGGAGAGACGTCTCTTTTGATACAGAGAAACTCAAAGAATACTTGTCCACCTGTAACTGGAAATTCAAACCTGCCTCCGGAATATCTGGAAACTTCGTCTCCTTTATTGTTAATAAGGAAGGCTGCGCCCTGGATTTACCTCGTATTGCCGGCAAAGTCCTCACTCGCTCCTATTTGAATAAAGAAGATTTCAATAGCTATCGCGATGCTATCGGAGTGACTTTCAAAGATGTTGGACTTATTGCCGGAACCCAAATGACACGCATCAATTCATTACACTACACTCGCTCGCTTGACGCCACAGCAGATTTCGACTCACTGCTCTCATTTCTTCATACTTTTGCTCGTGGCGAGATTCCTTTTACTCACACCATCAAGATGCTCTCACTTACTCATATTACTGACGGCGTTCGTGATCTTGGAGATTCACACACCATTCATACTTCAAAACGCCAACGTATCCCTACCGTCAATACTGATACCCGAAAAATGAGAATGAAGTTTACTCATCGAGCTCTTGGTGC